ATCCTTAGGTTTAGCCCGCTCAACCTTTGTATCCTCGGGCGGCTGGTTATGACCCATTCCCGGCTTTGCTGGGCCGGGCTTGGGCGCGTTGGGATCCTTGGAGCGTTCGAACGCCCGCTGGATCGCCTCCCGCCGGGTGCCCTCCGGCTTGGGTGGCGCCTGCGAGCCGACCGGCGCCGGCGCCGCGACCGGGTTCGGATTGATCACGGCCTCGTTGGCCGGAGCCGCGGGAGCCGGGGCGGGCGCAGAGGTGGGCGGAGGCGCGTTGCCAACGTCGGACATGGTATTCCCCTATTGGTTTCCGGTCAGCGTGACCGGACTTTATGGATCGCTTTCCTAATCGCCTGCTGTCGCGCGACGGTCTGCGTGCGCGAGGCGCGCGGCTTGGGCTTTGGCTTCTCGTTGCCGACCTCGGTCAGCCCGAGCGCGCGTCCGGTCGCGCGGAACGCGGCCTTGCTGGTGTAGAACCGCCCGTCGACCTGCTCGGTCGGCGGCATCTCGTCCGAGATGACGTGCGGCATCGGCAGCTTTGACCTAGCGGGCGGCACCTCGTCTGGATCGCGCGTCGACCAGCGGTTTGGCCCCACCTTGTAAATCGGCATTTAATCCGCCCGGCATTGCAGCCAGCGGACATGCCGGTCGCACCCGGCATGCCCGCCAACCTCCCCCCGACTACTTCTTGCGCTTGGGTGCCTTGGCCGGCTTCTTGGGCCGGGCCTTGGCGGTCGCGGCTCGAGCCGGCTCAACGAACTCGAACATCAGCGGCTCGCTCTCACCGGCCGCGTTCTTGACCGTCACCGGAAACTCCCCGGCGACCGTCGCCAGCGACGGCTTGACGATCGTCGTCAGCGTCGTGTCGCTGACGTAGGTCGTCGGTTCGTCGCCACCGTTGAACGTGATCACGCTGTCGGCCGTGAAGCCCTCGCCGGTGCAGGTCAGCGTCAGATCGGCGTCGCCGATCGTGGCGATATCCGGGTCGAGGTCGAGCAGGTCGGGCAGCTCCGTCTCGCCCTCGCCGCCCGGCGCCGGCGGCCCGCCAGGACCGCCAGGATTGAGCGAGCCGACCGTCGAGCCCTCCGGCTCGTTGATGCTGGCGAGCGAGCCAGTGCCGTGCGGCGTCTCGCCCGGTGACGTCTCCTGCTGCGTCGGCGCCTCGACGCCGCCGCCCACGCCTTCCATGCCGAGCGTGTTGGGGTCGACGATCGGGCCCTGTCCCGGCTCCGCGCTCGGGATGTTCGGGTTGATGTTGTCGCGCGTGATCTGCCCGCGGCTGATCTCCGGCGGCAACCTGTCCTCCGGCCGGGTGCGTTCGATGAAGTCGTGCGGCCGATCGACCAGCAGCTGGCGCCGCTTGTCGTCGTTCTCCTCCCGCACCGGCGCCGGCTGCTGAGCTGGCTGGCCGGCGCGCTCTTGCCGCCGAGCGGGCGGGGCTGGGTCTTCCGTCTTGTCGGGTTTCATGAGGGCCATGGTGGTGCCTCCTTGTGCAAAGCGATCAGGTGAAGGTCCAGGTCTGCGGCGCGGTTGTCACGACGCCACCGGTGATGACAACGACCGGCCACGGGCCCGCCGTCGTCTTCTTGGTAACGCTCGGCGCGGTCAATGAGGTCGCCGAGTTGAACGTCGTGGTCTGCGGCACGCCATTGACATGGATGACGCTCTGCTTGGTGAAGTTCGTGCCGGTGACGCTCAGCGTCGTGGTGCCGACACCGGACGCGCTCGATCCTGGCGTGATGCCCGACAACGCCGCATTGGTTGCCGGCGACAGGCTCGATGCGTGGTCGCGGTTCGGGTTGTTGGTGTAGGCGCCGAGCACAGAGACGGCCACTGTCGGCGCCTCCGGCCGGGATCCTGGCGCAGTCACCACCACCTCGGTGCCGGCGGCTTCGTGAGGCACGCTGGTCGAGGCCGGCACGGCGCCGCCCAGGTTTGGGTTCGGCGGCGTCACACCGCCAGCACCAGGGTAGGAGCCCTCGGTGCCGCCCGCGGTCGCGCCGGAGCCGCTCGCCAGCGCCGCCTTGTTGGTGGCGAACGCAGTGAGCGGGCCAGCAGCACCGTCGTCGTAATAGGGCGGCGGCGATGTCGGCGTACCAACGCCCCAGTTCTTGGGATCGTTGTAGGTGTTCTTGGTGAAATTGGGCGGGTTCGGCGGCGTTGCGCCGACGCTGACCATGTTGGTCGGCGGCGTCGGGTTCGGCGGGGTAACGGTCAGTGCGCTCTGGGCCATGGTCGTGCTCCTTCTACGGTTCAATAGTTGTCCTGGTCGGCGATCGAGCCCATGACACCGGGCGCGACAGCGGCAGCGCCGCCAATGCCCAGTAACGCGCGTCGGCCGGTAAAGGCGTCATGCAGTGCCTGTTCCGGGGTTATGCCGTACACCTGTGCGGTGACCTGTGCGCGACGGTTCAGTGCCTCCAGCAGCGGTGCCGGGTAAGACTTCAGCCCAGTATATTCGCCGCCGCCGACCCAGGTCGCAGCCTGCTGCGGCGCCTGTGAGGTCTTAGCGCGATCGGCGGCTCGGTGCCCAACGCTTTCGAGGTACGAATACTCGCCCGGCAGCAGGCTGGAGTTCTCGCCGAACGCCGTCTTGGCGTAGGGCATGCCGACCATGTTGCGGATGTCGTGGGTGTCGACCGTGCGCGGCAGCCAGTTGCCGGACAGGTTGGTGCGGTACGAGATCGGCTTGGGATTGGCGACCGGGTCGTAGCTGTGGGTCATGTACTCCTGCACGCGATCGGCGTGCTGGATCTGGCTCTTCGCGCCGTAGCCGGCGGGCGGGCCACCCGCCATGGTCTGCACCGTCTTGCCGGTCTGCGGATCGGGGATAGCGATCACTTTCGGCAACGGCTTTCCCTGCAAGACCTGCTGCAGGTACCACGTCGACGAGCGGATGTTGTTGTCGATCGGGTTGAGCATCGACGTCCCGGCGAGGCTGTCGAGCCACGCCTCGAACACCTGCGGTCCCTTCCGCGGCCCGTGGATCGAGATCATCATGTCGCGCGCCTGCATCAGATTATACCAGCCCCAGTTTGCCTCTGGCGCGTCGTTCGCGGCGCGCTCCAGTCGCTGGATGCCGCCGCGCGACACCGGCTCGAGCCGCTCGGTTTGCTTTGGTGGCACGCGCGGCAGATAGAACTGCGGTACATCTGGCGTCTGCTTCAGCGTTTGCGGTGACACATCGAACAGCGAGCTGGGCGGGCGGCCCGCCTCGGTCGCCTCGTCGAATGCCTGCTCGGCGCGGGTGATCTCTTTCTTGATCGGCTTGAACGCTGCCAGTCCAGGCGCAGCGACCTCCTGCGACGGCAGCATCAGACCGGGCGGCAGCTTGTTCTTGACTTGGTAGGTCTTGCGCTGCTCAGCGGTCAGCGTGTCGAGCAGTGCGCGATCGGCAAGCTTCAGCTCGGTCGCTGCCTTGATGGTGCTTGCCGGATGCTCCGCGCCGATCGAGGTTCGCACCAGCGACGAAGGCTCCCGGCCGGTGAGGCCCAGGCTCTCGTAGAGCGTGCGCAGCTCCGGCTGCGTGATGCCCTTAGCGCTCTCCGCTGCAGCGGCGTTGATCGTCTCCGGCGAGGCGAACGTCGAACCCGGCGCGAAGCCGACGTTGCGCTCGACCGGCGCTGTCGCGCCCTCGACCGCTTTCTGCAGAGCGTTGGCGCCCCTGGGACGCAGCCGCCCGCCCGGCATCGCGCCAGCGGCCGCGTTGGCGTAGTCGCCGCCACGCAGCGCGTCCTCGACGCCCAGGAACGAGCCCAGGCCCGGCACCGCGTCAACCAGACCGACCCCGCTCTCGCCCAGGCCCGTCGTCCCCATCAGCAACTTGGCAGCGCGCTCCCGCACGCCGCCGACCATGCCTGTGTCCTCGCCCCGGATCCGCTGCGCGCCGCGCTCGCGTGTCGTCGGCTCGTAAGAGCGCGCCTCAGCCGGCCCGCCGGCCTCCGTTCGCGGCGGCGCCTTGGGCGCGCGGAACGTGAAGCCCTGCGTGTCGTAGACGCTCGGCTGGATCGGTTCGGGC